TATTTTTGAGTATTAAAAAAGGGTAGGCAGTTTATCCACCTACCCTCTTTGGTTAAAAATTAATTGTTAATTAAGCAACTCCACCTTCTTGCCAGTAAACGATTTCAGTTGGGAAAGCATATTGAACGCCCATTTTGAATTCAGCAACGAAACGCATTTCGTCTGCTTCTTTCGCGTAGAACAATTCAAATCTTTCTTCTTCGTTAAGTAAATCAACACCTAAGTAAAGATTTGACATACGAGTAGCGATTAGCTTATCAGTTCCGTTCAAACCATTTACAGCGATTAACTTTACACTAGTCCCCGGAATAACGATTTCAAAGTCTACTGATTCAGCAGCGTAATGGAAAAGATTTGCAGCCTTCAATGCAACTGTGTACATTCTGAAAGCATCCATTCCAGCGAAGATAACAACGTCACCATTTGAAACGATGTCGGCAGGTATCAAAGTATAAACTTCATCAACAGCAGCAATGATAGTGCTTGTAGACAATGCAGCTACGTTACCCGGATTACCATCAATAACACCAGAAACAGGTACACCAGCAGGAGCTATGAGCTTCAAAAGTCCATCAAATTTATTTAATTGTGCGTTACCAGAACCGGTATCACCTTGCCACAACCCAACTTCTAGAGCCTCACCAATTACAGCGATTTTCTTAGCGGTGTATTCGTCAGCAAATGGCATGTAATCGTACATTGAACCAGCTCTCAAAGCCTTTTGTGTGTACTTAGCTTCGAATGACTTAGGACAAATTGATTCGTTTACTTTAATCTTACCTGGAGTTAATGCTCTTTGTGTGAAAGCAGTTGTACCGCTTGAGCTAAATCCACAAGTTCCACCCGCTTGGAATACAGCATCGGTTTCCATAAGGTTAATTTTTTCAGACGACTTAATGCCGACCTGTACGTTTCCAGCTGCTTCGATTAGTTTAGCAGTCTTTGGCGCGAATACTAGAGATGTAGCAAGTTGTTGCTCATTCTCTTTTACATAATTGGTTAAACCAGTTAAATCTAAAGCCATGTTTTTTAATTTTTAATTGTTTGAAAAATGTTTTGTAATTTTTTAAAGCTATCCGATTTCACGTTCTTACTTTGTGCAAGAAATGTGTTTTTCGGTGCTTGTGTTTCTGGTGCAGATTCGATTGTCGCAAAAGCTTCCATGAATTCAATTAGCTTTTTAGTAACCTCGTTTAATGAACTTACTTTAGTTTCAATCTCGGACATCTTTGAATTAAAAGAATCGCGAAGCTCAAGAAATTTAGCATCGTAATTAAATGCTTCCTCTTTGCTTTGCTCAACTTCAACTTCAACAGACACCTCTTCCTCTTCTACCATTTTAACCTCGGCAATCACGCCCGGCTCGGCTACGATTACTATCGTGCCATCTTCTAGTTCATGCTCACCAACTGGTGCAGGAATTTCCCCTTCTTCTGTTACCACTGAAATTAAACCGCCAACTTCTAACTTGTCAAATTTAACGATTGTGCCATCGGCAAGAACGCCTTCAGCAAATTCAGTTACCACTTCTTCTGGAGTACTCACAACCTCGTCAGAAAACAACAAACTTTTAATTTGCTCTAATGCTTCCTTTGCTTTCATACTTTTTGATTAATAATAATTATATATAATTGAATTGATTTTATGCAACTTAAATCTCTGCGCTTCGCAATATCTCTTTTATCTTTTCAAGCATGATATCCTCTTTCTTTACAATGTCTGAATACCCAAAAATACCTTCTACGCTAAAGCCTTGAAATTCGCCTGACTTTACCTTTGCCCAAATGTCCGCGTTATCTACTTTGTAACTACCAAACCAAGACCCGTCTTTTGCATCTTCAAATCCTTTTATAGGCATTTTACCCATTTCTTTATTTACTAGCCATGATTCAAACATCGTAACGCCTTGCACCGCCTTATCTGGATTGTGCATTTCGTTTACATTTGATTGATAGCCACGCTTGAAAAATTTCTCGGCTATTTGCTGAATAGTCCCTGAATCAAAAACAACGTAATGTTCGCCAAATTCTTCATTGTTTCTATAAATTGGAACGTCTGCTAACATCAAAGCACCAGACAAGATTTGTTTATCTTCGCTAATAACTTCAAACTTTAAACGCTCATTAAACGCTAAGAAGTTTTTCTGAATAGCGGGTCTATCAACTAGCGCGATGTAATCCACTTCGCTATCGTCGGACATATCCGAATTGATAATAAGTTTGTAAATTGGTAAGTCCATATCTTTAAATATATTAAATTGTTGCAGCTGCCTTTATTTTGTTAATTCTATCTTGTGAATCTGTGATATCTGTTTCAACAACAAAAGCTTTTATTGCTTGTTGATTTTGTACGTTCACGTTTGCCGTTCCTAATGATTGCGTTTGTGTAACATTAATACCCGATTGGATAGGTGCTTGAGCCAAAGCGGTGCTAAAGCTTTGTGGACTACCACCGCCCGGAATAGAACCACCACCGCCACCGCCCGGTACTTTCACAGACATAATACTTTTGACTGCCTTAAATCCTGTAACCGAAGCAGCTAAGACCGCTGGAATAGCAGCAGGGAACCCTAATTTAACACCTGCCGAAATACCTAAGTAAGTATTTATTAAAGCTTGCGCAACCGCTAAAGCCTTACCCGCTGCCGTTTCTTTACCTGCTAAGTCTGCAAGTTGTCCCGCTGTGCTTGATACCGCTGTTAAAAGTTCAATCTCTGCTTGTGCTGCCCTTGTTTTTATTTCTAAATCGGTCTTTGCGTTTTCTTCAAACTTTGCATAGGTTTCAGCATTTATAGAAGTTTGCTTTGCTTGTGTTAATAAATCAAATCCAATTTTCTTTTCAGATGAAGCCTTTAAAAAAGCATCATTATTTAAATCTAATTCTTTTATTAATCCTAAACGCTTATCTTCTTTGTCTTTTATTTCTTGCTGTTCTTTTTCAAACGCTGCAACCCTAAGACCACCAAGTCTAAGAAGCTCGGCTTCGTCTGCTGCTTTCTTATCCGCAATTTCCTTATCTCTTACAGTCTTTCTATCGGCTACCCTTTTTTCCTCTTCAGTCTTTAGCCTTGCAGTTTCTTGCGCGTCAATTATTTTCTTTTGATTCTTTAAATCTTCAAAGTTTTTTAAATCCTCTCCACGCAATCCCTTTTCGGCATTGTACTTTGAGCGTAACGTATTTAAATCATTTTCGGCTAATTGCTTTGATAGCTTTGCTATTTCCTTTTCTTGACCACCCTGAGCGCTTAGTAAATCAATGCGCCTTTGTATTTCTTCATTCGCTGACTTATTACTACCTGCTAATTTATCATAAGCACGTGATGCTTCGCTTGTTGCACCTACAAAATCAGTTACTTTATCAACTAACTTACCGATAAATTCACCAACTTTTGCAAGTTCGGGAATAAAATCTAATACAACCTTTTTAACAGTTTCAAAATTAGCTATGACTAAACCGACCGCAATAGCTAAAGCACCTATTCCAGTGGCTATAATCGCACCCTTTAAAGTGCTAAACGCCGTAACTACTTGCGTCTTAATAATTGCGCCAAGCCTTGCAAAATCTTTTGCACCATCTTTTACAGCAGATAAGCCTTCAGATAATGCCAAAGCACTTTGCACCTTTAGTAATTGCTTTTCAAGTTCCGCGCTTTCTGTTCCGAATAAACCGATTGCACCTTGTAGACCTGCATAACCCGCTGCCGTTGTTTGAAGAACACCACTAAAGGCTTGAAACTTTTTACCGGGGTCGAATAAGTCCGCGGTTTCTCGCGCTTCGTTTACGCTATCTTTTAAGAGTGCAACCTTTTTAGCTGCGTTTAAAGCTTCTTGAGAATAATCACCAAAGTTTTTCTGCGCAAGTATTAATTCTTGATTCGCTTCTTTTAATTCGGTCTTTATAGACTTAACCGCTTTTACTGTTTGCGTGGTGTCGGTTGTTATTTCAAGCGCTATTTTATTATCGGTTGTCATCTATATCTTTTTTAATAATTCCACTTTTGTTAAACTATCACCTAAAGGGTTATACCCATCTATCTTATTTAAGTAATATAAACCATTTTGAACTTTGATAGGTTTCTTAAAATCTAAGTCCATTATGTCGATAGTATTTAATAAGAAATATAAAGTAATTAGTTTAGCGTCTTTATTGTCTTGCGCTTCGATAAATTCTTGATAGTATTTCACGAATAAGTTATAAGCGGGATAAAAAGCGGTTTGAAAATAAATCTCTTTTGGTGCTTCAAAAGCTAGGTCGTATAATTCAGTCGTGGCGCTATCAATTAAATAATTATAGATATGCCCGAAGTAAGGATATTGTACATTTGTGCCATCAAGCAAAGTGTCACCATTATATATTTCAAAGTTGGTGCAATCTTGTAACCCCCCATAAAATACTAGCTTAGGGTTTGTCTTTACTTTCTTGTAAGTTCCATCTGTGTTAATATCAAACATCGCAGGTAATGCCATATCGGTATTAATAAACACGTTAGGCACTAAAGAGAAAATCAATTCAAATGCTTTGTCATCTTTGCTAAATTCGTTTTGAGTTGTGTAAGTTTTATTCCCATACGAGCTATTGTATTTATTGAAATACAACTTTGAATAATAGTCGTTATCATTCTTGTATTTAAAGCTCAATGTCTTAGGTAAGAAATCGTTTGAAGATTTAATCGTAAACCCTTTAGATAAATCTTTTTTATTATCCCAGTCGATTACGTTATCGTTATAAAAGTCGGGATAAGGTATAAACGTTAGCTTAAATTCGTCGTCTTTATCTTGAATTACATATAAGTTTAAAAGGTTAATAATTGACTTCAAGAAATCAGCTTGTTTAATTGCAGTCGGAACAAATGATTTGCCTTCAAATTGCTTACCATAAATTGCGGGTACTTTAGCTGAATTATCAAAGTTCGTAATTACTAAATTAGAACTTAATTGAATGTCTAAAATTGTTGTGCTTAATGCACCACCTATCTTTGCTCTGAATTCATTCGCTGCGCCGGGGCGTAATACAAAACTAAATTCATAATTGAAAGAACCTATTCCGCCTGAGATAGGATATTCCGAATAACTTTCTACGCCTGTGAATAAGTCTTTCATACCGATAGATATGTTTTCTTCCGCGAAAGTGTCACGCATCCAAACAATCATACCTGTGAACTTTGCTTTTATTTCATTAGCTGAATTGTTTACGATGTAATAATTGCCTAAGCCATCGTCAGCAAAATTGAAATAGCTAGGAACTAAACTTCCGGGGTCTAATTGCAAAGACCGATATAAATTATTGACTTCTTGAGCTTCCAAATCCGCGCTACCTAATGCCGAAATGTAAACCGTGAAATCCTCTTCATTATTTAAGAGCGTAATCTTATCTAAATTATTAGTATCCCATAGCGTAGTGTTATAAGTGTAACCCGCTTCGCTCATTATCTTGTCGAATATTTCACGACAAAACAAGGTAGGTCTGAAATTAGTTACATCTAATTTGCTAGGTGTTGCATCTTTAAACTTACCATAATTCGCTAAAGCATAAATATAATCGTCACGCGACCAACTAGCTTCTATATTTGTTAAGTTATAAACTTGATTGAATTCGCTTAGATTTAAATCAGTCAATAGTTTGTCACCTACGCTACTAAATAGGTTGTTTAACGAACCGAACAAAGCGCACTCGTATATTAGTTCACCGTTCAAATACTTTATCTCTAAAAGCCTTAAAACGCCTACAAATATTTCGATATTATCAAGCGTTACCTTTGTAAAAGCTTTCTTTAAAGGATTAAAATTTACCCCGATATTTGTTTCTAAACTTGAGTACGGATTCTCAATATTGAAATCAAAGTAACTACCGAATAAAAAGTTGTTATGCGCAGTACCCGGAATGTAAATAGTCTTTGAAAATGTCGTGGTACGTTTTTCAAAATCTTCAATATCAACAATCGAATAAGTGAAATCTATATCTACGTTTTTATCCAAGTCTAATGCAACGCCTTCAAGATATATCTGTGTCCTTTGCGTAGCCATTATTTTGTTAGTTTAATATTATCGTATGAATATTGCAATTCTATTTGCACGTTTTGCAATCCATCTACCTTTTGTATTTTAGGCTCGTAGGTCGTCGATTTAATCGTCGCGGGTATATAATAGGTCACTCCGTTTATCTTTTCTTCTACGTACAAAGAATGCGCTTTAATAAGTTCCCAAAACCATTCATGTTCTGCATCGTTTAGTAAATCAGAATTTAAGACTACGCCCTCTGTGTAATTAGTAAAATAATTTTGATTTGAAAGATTAAACATATTGTTTACGTGCTGACTGTAACCAGTTGGTGTAAAGTTATACGGGTAGTTTTGTATACTCTTTCTTTCGATGTCGTATCGTTTACGCTTAACCATGTTAAAAGTATAACTATCAAACCCACCTAAGCTGTTCTGCCAATACACATTTGTTTTTGCATACTTTGAACAGTAATCATTAAAGGTAAATTTGAATGTTTCACTCACAGCGATATCGTCTGCATCTAGTAAAGTAATTTCACAAGCTGTGACAAAAGGATTAATCAAATATCCGCCTATTGTTTCCCAAGTAGATTCTACTGTTTCCCACGCTTCCGATACATCTTCCCAATAAACGAAATCAGCTCCGAATGATTCACGACTAATCGCAATAATACCTGCTAAAGCTGAAAGGTCTGGAATATCAAACTCATAAACCCCTGTTGGAATTAAAGCGTTACTTTCGTATAACTTTAAAAGTATCTTTGTCGCGGGTGAATCCCCATCAATATAACTTAAGAAGTTTGTACGCTCAAAGTCTGTGCTTAAAACACGTGGCGAACTTGTTAAAAACTTTGTACTTGTGTCGGTTGTCGTGAATTGTGTTTGATTAAATTGCACAAAATCGGTGAAAGAAACTTGTCCGTTAAAAGCATAACGCACAGTATCGTTATAAGACGTTCCACCGATAGATTCCACGCACTTAATCTGATAGTTCACATAGTAGCTTAAATCGTTTAAAGGCTTCCAAAACACGTCAAATTCAAAAAACATTTGGTCGTTCTTTGTAAACGATAGTAAGAATTGTTTTACGTCACAATACGCAAATCCATCTTCATTAACTACAAGACGAACCCGACCGATTAAAGACGATTGAATATAAATCTCTAAAAATACGCTTGTAATTTCGCTATTCGTTTGAACATAATAAATCATGTCGTTATTTATCGGTGTCCAAAGCTGTGGTGTTTGAATGTACGTTATTGCCATTATCTTTTAATTTGTATTACTATGTCTTTTGTTAGTGCTTGTTTCATTTCTTTGACTAAATCTTTTGAATTAGCGTCTATTGCATCGGTTAAAAATTCAGTCCCTTTTGTTCCATACTTACCTATCTTAGCTGCTATCTTATAAGCAACCGCTTCAAGTATTGAAACTTTTTTATTACCCATCACAACCTTTTTTTTGCTTGAGCTTATCAATGACCCATCACGCTTATAACCTCGCTTTGTAGTCCCTCCATCGTCAAGCCTTAATTGCTTTTCTTTTATCCATTGAATGATAGAAGAAATCGGAGGTCGTTTACCTTTTGACCTGCCATCGTTTACCCATTGCCAATAGTCAAGCATTCTGATTTCGATACTGTAATTATCGCCAAAGAACTCAACTGGTGTGACCGTTATGCTTTCACTTAATCTACCTGAAGCGTTTGAATCTTTGCCATTCTTATTTGAACGCAAATTCTTTTCAGCATCTAAAGCAATTCGCGTAGCATATTTTACAAGCACATCTTCAATTTCTGTGAATTTAATCGAAGTCGATAATGTACTAAAAGGCTGTGCCATCTTATTTCCTTAACTTTTCTAATTGCCTACGTTCATTTGCATTCTTATCCTTTAAATATGCCAAAGAATTTAACGCTTGTATTATATTTAATTTCCAAACCTCGTTCAATGCTACTCGTTCAAACTTTGCGATAAGTTCGGCATTGTAAACCCATCCCCACCGTTTTTCAAAGGTTTCAGAATCGCTCTCAATTTCTCCTTCGTCACTCGTTTGTTCTTGAGTACCTCCTTGACCGAATAAACCCCGATAGCCTTTATTAAGGCGCTTATAAGTTTCAAAAAAAAAACGCTTGTATGATAGCAATTTGCAAAGTTTGACTTTAGCATATCGCTTGATACCTTGCTATGCTCAACACTGCCATAAGGCATTATGCTTTCTTTTCCATACCAATTCTTTTTAACAGGCATTGACAATGAAGCCATAATTAAGTGCAAGTTTTCGACCATAGCGTTTTCACCTGCTAAGAAAGTTGTGATATCTACATATTGCCCGTAAGTCAATTTAAAAGCATCTAAAGACATCATGTACTTAGTATCGTTTACTTTCACATACTTTTGAAGCTTACCTTCAATCGTTCCTTTGTGCAAGAAATCCAAACTAGGTTTTAAATCTTTGAACTTATCCAAGGGCATATTGTCAAGTTCATCTTCTGAAATTTCATTAATTATTGAAATCAATTTAACTTCCTTTTCAAAGTCATTCATATTAGCATCGTTTATAATGCCATAAATAAGCTGATAATCTTCTATTGTAATTGTATTCCAGTTCTTCATTATTGTTTAAATATAATGTAAATAAAAAAAAGACTTACCGTTGTGGCAAATCTTTAAAATCTTTAGGGTCGTTA